ATTAGTTAAAACAGATTATAGTCCAACAACAATAACAATTTCTAAAGATGGTTACGAAACATATAAAACTAGCGTTTCCTTCACTACTTCAGAACCAGTAACAATAACTTTAAAGAAAGCAATGGGTGCTTACTTGTCTACAGATGGTAATTTATTTTTAAATACAGATTCAAAGAATGTCGGAAAAACGATGAGGTTAATAGAAACCTGATTGAATATTTATAAATATATAATATATAGTCAATAAACAACTGTTTATAAGCTAAGAAATATTATTATATATATTACATTTCAAAATGACAATAAGTGCTAGTATAAAAGATAGAGAACTTGCTAAGTTTAGAGAAGTTGGTGTAGGTGGTGTAACAGTAATATATGAATAAGCAATATTATATAATTTTTATTTAAGTGTTTATAAAGAAATTAATATATTTTATTATATTATTAAAATTAAAAATGCCAAGCAAAGATAAAACAGGACCGAGAAGTGGATCGAAAGGACCAAGAGATGGAAAAGGAAATGGACAAGGTCGTAATTCTGGAAAAGGAATCGGTACAATGAAAGGCGGAAAGAAAGGAATTAAAAAATAATGACAAAAGAATTTGAACAATTACAATTAGCGATTAAGAATCAATTACAAAAAGATGATACTAGTTTAACTGAAGAAGAATTAGGTAAAAAATCATTTGATATTGCTCTTTCTATTAAACCAGTTGAAGAAAAATTAGATGACCAAGGTAGAATAATCATTGGTGAAAATGTTAAATTTAGAATTAATGGAAACATTAATTCAATTGACGAATGATGAAAGATAAAATTACAATTAAAGGTATTGCTGTTAAAGAAGGAATATCTAGAAATAAAAGAAAATATACTTCTGTAGAATTAGAAAAGTTTGCACCAACAATGATTGGTAGACCTTTATTAAAAGATCATGAAGGTTTAACTGATAATGTTATTGGTAAAATAACTGATGCTTATTCTAATGATGGTGGAAAGACTGTTGAATATACTGGTTGGGTTAAAGAAGATGGAAGTGGCATTATTGAAAAGATTAAGGACGGAAGAATTTCAGAGGTTTCCATAGGCGCAATTGCAGGTAAAGTTGTTAAAGAAAATAAAGATGATGATTTTATAATTCCTACTAATATGGAAGCATTAGAATTATCTACAACCCCAGTTCCTGGTAATAAGGGAACATCAATCGGTTTTGAAAAAACTGAATATACAGAATCACAATTAAAAGAAATGATCAAATCACATTTGACTGAGCTAGAAAGCTCGGACTCACTAAATACAATTGAAAGGAGGATGAATATGAAAGCAGATAAAGAGCTTATTAAAATTGATACAAAAGAATCTGTAGAGGATAACACAACTGAACTTGTTTCTATGAAAGAACAAATCGTTGCATTGAAGAAAGATAATGAAAATTTGAACTCAACAATCAAAGATAATGCAATTTCAAGATATAATGAAAAGTGTACCGCTAAAGGAATTAATTCTAAAGACTTATCTAATGCTAACATGGAAATGATACAATTCGCAATCGAGATGGTTGATGAAGTTCCAGAAGAAGCAGAAGCAGAAGCTGAAGTAGAGGTTAAACCCGAAGCTAAAGAAGAAGTTAAAGATGAGAAAGAAGAAGAGAAACCAGAAGCTGAAACACAATCAGTTGAACCAACAAAAGAAGAATCTGAAGAAGAGGACGCTTTAGAAGGTTACGTGATCACTGCAGAAGGGTGTTCAAGAGGTTTTGCTTTCTACAAACATTACTAAATGGCCGTTAATACATTAGGGTTTGTCCAAGCATTAGATTTTGGAAACCCGAAAGTGATACAAGGTACTGCTATGGAAATTATTTCTGGTGGTCAGGTTGTAGGATGTTCAGGCGCAGTTGATACTGTTAGCTCAGGACTTAATTCTTACGCAGCTGGCGACGTTAAGTTTTATGTTTGTGATGATGCTGAAAATGCTGTCGGAGTTTCTGTTACAACAGTAGCCTCTGGTGCTGAAACTGCCTCATTAGTTGATGGTGTATGTCTTATGAGATGTGCAGGATCAGTTTTTGCAGGAAGATTAGTAAAGGCAGTAGCTTCAACTGATGCAGTTGCGAACTTAGGTTCCCAAGTTGTACCAGCAAGCGCAGAAGATGCATCAATCGCCGGAAACATTTTCGGTAGAGCATACACAGCTGGAGCTAGTGGTAATTACGCTTTAATTCATGTGAAAGCATAAAATGAAATACGTTAAAGAATTATTATCAACAGACATGGCAACAGAAGGTAGTTTGCTTATTGTGAAGAAAATTCACGATAAGCTAGTAGAAGAAGTTGAAAAACGATTAATTCCTAGAGATCAAGCGGCTCTTGTTATTGGACCATCAGGTATTCCTGGTTCTTCATTAGATATAGACAAAGAAGACCCAAACACTCTTGACATAAGAGAGACCCCTGAAGGAGCTGATATAATTCTAGATAATCAAACATATACTTCGGTTAATATTAAACCAAAGAAATATGCAGTTGGTGTTAGAATAACAAGAGAAATGTTAGAAGACGGTAAGTGGAATTTATTAGAAAAGAATATTAAGACTGCTGCTAAGCGTTTTGCAGAAAATGAAACTAATTTGATTATAACTCAATTAGATTCAGCTGCAACTACAAATGCTGGTGGTGCGACTTTTACAATTTCTGATTTAACTACTATGATGTTAGACGTGGAAGATGAGGATTACATTCCAACAACTTTCTTAGCTGGTAACGAAGTTATCAAAGACCTAAGAAACATAGACACTTTTGTCGAAGCAGACAAGCTAGGATCAAGGGAAATGATTGAAACAGGTATGATTGGTACAATTTATGGACTTAAAGTTTATAAATTCTCTACAAATGCAGCTCCATCTTCAACATATAGCAAATACGCTTATGTTTTTGATAGAGACGAAGCATACTATATTGTAGAAAAAAGACCGATCACTGTTGAGAGATTTGACTTACAATCTAATGATATGGGTGCAGCGTCGATTACACAAAGAATCGCAGTACAAATTATTAGAACACAAGCAGTGTCAAAAACTACTACAGCGTAGAAGTACAATTAAAGCATAGTTTAAAAATCTATGTGATTATTATTTTTTTTATTTTTAAAATTTTTAATAACATAAACAACATCAAAGGAGGAAATATGAAATGGTAGATACAGGAAGCACATTACAGGGAATGCAAAGGTTTTTGCAAAATGGTTTAAGCGGGTACGAAATGCCGGCTTTACTAGCAAATCCTACAGACGACGTTCCAGTAGTTATAACTAGCGGTTTAGCTTACGATAGAGTTAATGATCAATATTATATGGGATTAACAGGAAGTACGTGGGTTAAGTTAGGTAGTATAGCGTAATTAAATTAAACAAATATAGTTTATAAGGAGGATCAAAAAATGACAATAAGAGACGGATTAGGAGGAGAAGAAGTTAACCAAACAGGAGATGTTCAAACAGAATATGTCTATGGTACTAATATTAGTGGAACTAATATTTATGGTAATACAGTAACATCAAATGATGCAAATTCAAATGTATTTACTGGGTTAGTAGGAAGTATCGGTGTATTAGTTAATGACAAAGGATTAGTAAATTCAGTAGGTATTGGAAGTGGAACTACTGTATATGGAGCAACTATATTAGCAGGTTCAACAGCATTAAGTGCAGGTTCAAATGTATGGGAAGTATTTTCTACAGCATTTACAGGAACCCCAATAATTACTTTTGGTAATATGACTCAACCAGATGGTATAATGATTCCAGCAGGTAGCATTGGAACAGGTAGTTTTTATGCAGAAGGAGTAAATGCAAGTGATGAATTCAGTTTTATCGCGGTAGGACTTTAAAATTAAACTAATTAAATTAAGAAGGAGTAATATATAATGACCTCAAACTTACAAATGTATCCAGTATCTGGATTAATCGAAGGTGGAGCTACTGGTAGTCATGCACTAAATTTAGTAGTGCTATGCGGAGTAGCAGCTGGAAGTATTATAGTACCGGTTGCAGTTTCTGGTAACGGTGCATTAATTGTTTCTTAATTCTTTATAAAATGAGCAAGACAGATTTAATTTTATCACATTTAATGGACATAAAAGAAGATGTAGGCAGTATTAATGAACATCTTAAAACATTAAATGGAAAAGTAATAGATAATAGAACTAGAGTATCGAAATTAGAATCAGATAATACTAAAAACAAAATTAAATGGGCAAAGGTTAGTGGAATAGCAATAGCA